ATCGTGTTCGATCCCACCATGACCAAAGATCCCAACATCTACATCAACACTTTCGAGGGGCTACCCCTGGAGCCGGTGCGTGATGACGCTGCCTGCGAGAATCTGCGGTGGTTGATTTCGTTCCTCTGTAACCATGACGGGGATGCGCTGGCTTGGCTGACGAAGTGGTTGGCGTATCCGCTGCAGAACATGGGGGCCAAGATGGACACAGCGGTGCTTATGCACTCGATCATGGAGGGCTCGGGCAAGAGTCTGCTGTTCGCTGATATTTTCGGTCAGCTGTACGGACAGTACGCCGCGACTGTTGGCCAAACGCAGTTGGAAGGTAGCTTCAACGCCTGGCAAAGTCGCAAGTTGTGGGCTGTGTTCGAGGAGGTCGTTAGCCGTGACCAGCGGTACAACCAGGTGGGCAAAATCAAACACATGATCACTGGCAAGACGGTGCGGATGGAATCGAAGTTCATCAATGGTTGGGAAGAAGCCAACCACATGAATGCGGTCTTCCTGAGCAACGAAATCATGCCGTGGCCTATCAGCGATGATGATCGCCGGATGCTGGTGATGTGGCCCCTGCAAACACTGCCGGTGGAACGGCAGAAGGCTATTGGTCGGGAGTTGGTCAACGGAGGGGTGGCGGCTCTGTACGGTTGGCTGCTCGCGGTGGATCTCGGCGATTTCAACCAGCGCACCCGACCTCCTAAGACCGAGGCGCGCCAACGTTTGGTCGCGCTTAGCCGAACGGCATGGCAAACTTTCCTGCACCTTTGGCGAACTGGAGAGCTTGGCGGAGGTCTTTGGGGATGCTGTTTGGCCACAGATCTGTATGCTCTGTTCATTGAGTGGTGCTCGCGTAACAAAGAGCACTCCATGAGTCAGACCAAGTTCTCGTTGATGCTCAGCGCAACAGTGCAGAAGACGCGCTCAATCCCTTGGACGGAGCGTAACAACCGTCGCTTTGCGGCGTTCTTCTTCCCTGATGATCCCGAAGCTTCCCTGCCCCCATCGTTCAATGCGGCCGAGCTGGGGCAAACCGTAATCACCTGGCGCAGCAAGGCGAAACTTGCAGGGTGGAACGTCGATGCTTGGGAACACGTGAAGGGGGTGGCGGCATGAAGCCGAGAGCCACCGTGTTGGGTGTGTTGGGTTTGTGTTGGGTAGGTTTGAGTAACCCAACACACATAGAGCCCCCGTATTTCAAGGCTTCCCGTGCCCCTGTGTTGGGTGTGTTGGGTTTGCGCGCACGTGCGCGCGTGCGTGAAATATTTTTCTCAATCCAAAGCCCCTACAAAAAAACCTATGCGAGGACTAAAAAACCCAACAAACCCAACACACTCAACACACATATTGATAAAGCATTGAATCTATTGGGTTTTAGCTGTGTTGGGTTTGTGTTGGGTTGCTGTTTATTGTGTTGGGTTAGGGAATTTGGGGGCACACACTCATGAATGACGAAGCGGAGCGCCTACAAATGGTTGAAGCCCTGATGCGGCATTGGGGAGAGCAGCGGGCACTCCTCGGCCATCAGGCCGGATTGGGCAGTCAAATGGGCAGCATCATGGAGTGGAAGGGCGCAGCTCCGCGCGGTGGAGTTGCTGGGGCGAGAGTGCTCATTGGTGGTGCGGGCTTGGATCATTCGGCGGCGGAGATCGATGCGGCTGTTGCGGAGTTGGAGCGTCGCGACGAACGCGGGGCAACCCTGGCGAAACTGGCCACTTACCGGTATCTGCATGGGGCAACAATCCGTGAGCAAATGCGCGAGGTCGGGCTGCTAGAGGGTGCCGACCGGACCTACCGGAACTGGATCAAAGCACTGCATCTGCAGGTGCTGGCGATCCTGATGACTCGATCCGGGCCTAACAGACGACATACCGTTCGTCGGTTCTCAATGCGCCGAGTATGCGCCGAAGGTGCGCCGAAGTAGCGCCGAAGCGGCGAACCGAAAACAGGCTCTTTTCGGTTTTTCCGATGGCATGTACAAAGGCGTCAGGATATCAAAAGTGCGCTTAGGCGCTCCCCCACAAGCACTGCGCTGTGCAACCCGCTCCGACCTGTCGGCGCATCGAGAACCCTGCCATCTGGCGGGGTTTTCTATTTCCGGCGCCGTGCCTTGCCAATGAGGCTTACATGAACAGCGAGCAACAAACGTTAGCCGAACTGCCGATCTGGATGGTGATTGTGCTGTCCCTGGTCGGTGGTGTTTCGGGAGAGATGTGGCGGGCGGATATGGCGGGTGCTCGCGGTTGGGGGTTGATTCGCCGGTTAGCGTTGCGGTCTGGTGCCTGCGTCACCTGCGGGCTTTCGACCAACATGTTGCTGTACGCCCTCGGCGTTTCGGTATGGGCGGCGGCAGCGGTTGGTTGTTTGGCTGCGATGGCTGGCGCCGATGTCGCTATCAACCTTTACATGCGCTGGGCCGCGAAGCGCCTCGGGCTGGAGCAGGCGCCGCCCCAGACCGGCGAGCCGGGGCAGTGACCCGGCCGGCAGCCCCGGCAGGGCGGGGGACCCTGGCGATATGGCCGGGGTACGGGGCAGGAAACCCGCGGTTCTTTGTTAGCGGGAGGTTCACCAGCTTAGTGAACTGCGGTGAACTGGTTAACCCCCTGAATTCATTGGGTGAACTGGACGTTTCGACATGACGCAGCTGACGAAATCGGAGTTCGCCGCCCGGCACGGATGGTCGAAATCCTACGTTTCCAAACTGGCCAAGCAGGATCGCCTGGTGCTGACCGATGACGGCAAGGTCGATGTCGAAGCCACGGAGTTGCTGCTGGCCGAGTCCGCTGATCCGAGCAAGGCGGCTGTTGCTGCCCGCCACGAGGAGAGCCGCATCGAACGTGACGTTCGAAGTCAGCTTCAGCCCGGCCCCGGCCCATCGACGGTATCACAGCCGGATCTGGCGCCCGGCGGTGCTCACAACTTCCAGAAAGCGAAGGCGCATCGCGAGTATTACCTCGCCCAACTGGCCGAGGCCGAGTTCAACAAAGTCCAGGGCAACCTGGTGGAGCGGAAAGCGGTGGAAGACGCGGCCTATGCGGCGGGCAGGATGCTTCGTGACCAGTTCTTCGGGCTTGCGCCTCAACTCGCTGCCGAGCTGGTAGGGAAGAGTGACCCATGGGATATCGAGAAGCACCTCGCCAGCGCCTTCCGCCGAGTCTTCACCGAGGTCGACAAGATGAGCAGCATCGACCTCGACCGAGCGATCACACAGAGCTGAGCCTATGCCAACCGGATACGCAAACGGTGCTGAGGTGTACCGCGAAGCGTATTGCCGAGGGCTGACGCCTGACCCCGAGTTGTGGGTAGACGAGTGGTCGGATGAGTACATGCGGATCCCGCGTGATACCGGCGCCGCCGAGCCTGGCAAGTACCGCACCGCGCGTACACCGTATGCCCGTGAACCTATGCGCTGCCTGTCCCCAGCCCACCCGTGCAAGCGGGTGGTGACCAAGGTCGCATCGCAGCTGATGAAAACTCAGATCGCCTTGAACTGGATCGGTGCGCTGATCCACATGGCTCCATCCAACATCCTGACGCTGCTGCCCAGCTTAGCCTTGGCCAAGCGGGTGTCTTCGCGGATCGGCAAGACGATTGATGTCACGCCCGAACTCAAAGCGCGGGTGGCGGCCAACCGGTCCAGGGATGCCCGCAACACCATGGACACCAAGGAGTTCGAGGGCGGCACGCTGTACGCCACCACGGCTGGCTCGGCTGCCAACCTGTCCGAGCTGTCGGCGCGGTACATCTACGGCGATGAAGTTGATCGTTGGGATGTCGACGTCGACCAAGAGGGTGACCCCATCAAGCTGGCCGAGGCCAGGGGCAGTACCTTCGGCCGCAACGCCAAGTTCTATTTCTCCAGCTCACCACTCATCAAAGGGGCGTCGCGAATCGACGACCTGTTCATCATGGGCGATCAGCGCCATTTCTATGTGCCGTGTCCGGCTTGTGGGCACATGCAGGTGTTGAGATGGGATCGCCTGCTGTACTCGGCTGACTTCAGCACTGTGCATTACCAGTGCGCTGGCTCGGATTGTGATGTGCTGATCGAGGAACACCACAAAAGCGAGATGCTGGCCAAAGGCGAGTGGCGTGCGCATGCGAAGGGGGACGGCGAGACGGTGAGCTTCCACCTCAATGCGCTGTATGCCCCGCTAGGCTGGCACTCGTGGGCGATGTTGGCCCGCGAGTTCGAAGAAGCCAAGCGCGCCCAAGACCGTGGGGACCTAGAGCCCATGCAGGTGTTTTACAACACCCGCTTGGCTGAGGTCTGGGACAGTGCCGTCGAGCAAACGAAAGCTGAGGTACTGCAGGCCCGCGCGCTACAAGAGGACTATGTCCTTGGCACCTTGCCCGTTGGGGCGCTTGCCTTGACAGCATCCGTCGACGTCCAAGCCAACCGTCTGGAGCTGATGGTAATGGCCTGGGGTACCGGCATGGAGCGTTGGGTGGTCGATCACCAGGTGATTCCTGGCGATCCGGCAGACGAGCGTACTTGGTCGCTGTTGGACGAGCGGCTGAAAGTCCGGTATCGGCACCCCTGCGGCGTAAGCCTCGGGATCCTGGCCACCGGCATCGACTCCGGCGGTCACCACACGCACGAGGTCTACCAGTTCGCCCGCGTGCGCCGCTGGCGCAACGTGTTCGCGCTCAAGGGTGCGAGCAAGCCGGGTCGGCCGGTCATCGCCCAGCGCCCGTCCCAAGTGGATGTCACCTGGAAGGGCCAGACGGAGCGCAACGGTGCAGAGCTGTGGATAGTCGGGACCGACACTGCCAAGGACTGGATCTACAACCGCTACAGCTTCGACAAAGGGCCTGGCGCGTTGCACTTCGCCAAGGACCTGCCCGACGAGTTCTTCCAGCAGTGTGTAGCTGAACGAAAGGTCGCCCGCTATGTGAAGGGCTACAAGCGGATTGAGTGGGTCAAGGGCAAGGCCGACCGCAACGAGGCACTTGACTTGATGGTGTACAACCTGGCCATGGCCAACTTCCTCGGCCTGCACCGCTACGGCGAACAGGACTGGGACAAACTGAGGCAGGCGCTGGCGCAGGCGAACCTGTTCGAGCAAGACGAACCGGAGCCAGCTAGGCCCCAGGCCAGCGAGCCGGACGACGATCAGGACGACGAGATCGATTCACCAGCGCCCGCGCCTGTACCGGTCAAGCGTAACGATCCACCGCCACCTCCACCGCCGGCTCCCCGTGCGGTGCCCCAACCCATGCAACGCCGCAGCTCCAGCAGCGGCTACCTAAAGAGACGCTGACATGGCATACACGAAAGCAGACCTCGCCACCGTCGAGCGTGCGATCGCGCGTGGTGAAAAGATCGTTCGGTACTCGGACCGCACCGTCGAGTATCGAACGGTTGACGAGTTGATCAAGGCCCGCGATCTGATCCAGTCCGAACTGGTCAAGGCAGCGGGGCCGCGCTCGCGCGTTACACGCCTCTACCACGGGGGCAAGGGACTATGAGCGGGCGTTACATGTCCATCGGCCGCTCGGGAATCTTGGTGCCCGAGCGGATCAAGGCCAGCTACGAAGGCGCCGCCGAGGGGCGGCGCTCGTCAGGGTGGGATGCGCCGGATACCGGTGTGAACAGCCTGATCATGCCGGCCTTGCGCAACCTGCGTTCTCG